TTAATGAGTAAATCTTCATATTAAGTTTGTGTTAGGGTGGATAATCCCTATTTTTTAAATTTTTTGCTTTTGTTTATAAATAGTTGTATCTCAGCTAAAGTTATTGATAATAATCCTATCCTCACTTAGGAAAATTATATAAGTTATTGTTGTGTGGCAGATAATCACACATATATGCCAGTCTATAGTAGACTTATTACCAATACCATGGTTTAAAATTGTATTTTCCCAATAATCGAATTAATTTAATAAATAAATAGTTTTAGTTAGTGTATATACCTTTAGCATAATAGTTTAATACAACAATTAAAATTAATGAATTCATCTTTTTTAACAGGTTGTGAGGAAAACTTTGGGAATGTATATAAAAAATTTAATACCACTGTTAGTGGTACACATATTAATATGACCAATTTGATTGGTGATTATAAAAGTAGATTTGAAAATTTAAATTTACCCTCTGAATGTATTGATTATGTAATTAAGTGGATTGAAGATATAGCATTATTTTCGTATTATATGGTAAAATCTAAAGATTTTACAGGTCGAATGTTGTCTGTAACAACATTAATAAAATTGAGATTTGGTGATAGTCCTATTTGTAGTATAAGTCATATTACATCATTTACACATTTTTGTGATGAGCTGTTTTCCAATGTTGATTTTAATAATTTTGAGTTTCAATCAATGAATACTTTTGATGATAATATATCGTCTCTTAGGTCTATAGTAGATAATTATGAAGTATTAAAATCTAAGCCCATATTTGAAAAGATTTATAAATGTATAGGTTACATAATGTCAATGTCTATATGCAAAGAAAATTGCACTAAATTTGATCCAGTTATTTATAAGATGCTTAGTAATGAGTACACATATAAATCTTGGGGTCCAGATTTTGTCCATAGTATAGTGGATTTAGTATTATTTATAATGGAACGAGGCTTGCAATGTTACAAGGTTTCTAGTTTAGAACCAATATTACATTCGGGCTCAGAGTATGACAAATGGTTTGTAGCTACTAAGAAAAAATTAGCTTATGCTGATTTTTTAAATAATCCTGAGGCGCATGGCATTTATGTTCCTGAATTTATGGCGGAAGTTGAGTTATTATTATCTCAAGGCCATTGTTTGATGAAATATGTTGATAAGATTGATAAAAGGGCATTGAGCAGTATTTTACTTCAGTTAGAAAAACTTAAAGAGGATCAAGTTGGTTATGATGCAGCTTTGAAAGATAGAAAATCACCTCTTGGAATTTTAGTTAATGGTGGTTCTTCCGTTGCTAAAAGTTCCTTTATTCATGCTTTATATATTCAATATGGTTTATTATTTAATTTACCAGTGGAACC